ATTTACCGGATCATCAGTTACATACGCTGGTGGTGGCGGCGGTGGAACAGCAACAACCTCATCGGCTTCTGGCGGTGCTGGTGGTGGTGGTGCTGGTGGTTACTTAGGTGGAGCCGGTACTGCTGGAACTGCAAACACCGGCGGCGGTGGTGGAGCATCTACGACCGCAGCAGCAGGAGCGGGCGGCAGCGGGAAGGTTGTTGTCCGTGTAGCGCGTCCGTACACCGCTGTTGAAGGTTTCGCTTCTATCGGTAACACGGCGACAGGCTCATATTCTTCTGGCGCAGCGACGTATGCGTACTATGAGTTCACATCGAGCGGCACGCTGACCGTGAATCAGGCTGGTTTCGCTGATGTGCTGGTCGTCGGTGGTGGCGGTGGCGGGGGTCGGAACGGTGGTGGCGGTGGTGGCGCAGGCGGCTACCTAGATGCCGCTGGCGCGTATCTTCCTGCTGGTTCTTTGACCGTAACCGTTGGCTCAGGTGGAGCCGCAGCACCAACTACTTCCGCGCCTGCTTTCCCCGGTGTTGGTAGCCGCGTTGGAAGTTACTACGGGGTTGGTGGTGGCGGTGGTGGTACTGCTTCCTTGTCACCGACGAACGGTGGTTCCGGTGGCGGGGAAGGTGTCGGTACAACTGGAGTTGTCGGCACAGGTCTATCTGGACAAGGCAACGACGGGTCCGTACGACAGCCCAGCGTTCAAGGCGGCGGTGCTGGTGGTGGGGCTGGCGGTGATGGTTCGGTAGGCAGCGGCAGCGGCACGGGCGGTGACGGTGGCGCAGGCTTGTCATCTTCGATTACAGGTTCCGCTGTCACTCGCGCTGGTGGCGGGGGCGGTGGCGGCAGCATCACCGGAGGTTCTGGCGGCTCTGGCGGCGGCGGCGATGCCGGTGGATCAAGTGTTGCTGGGTCAAACGGCACAGCCAATACGGGCGGCGGTGCTGGTGCTGGTTACTCAGGTTCCGGCGGTACAGGCGGCAGCGGGGTCGTGATCGTGCGAGTGAGGACAGCATGAGTATTCAACGGTTATCGGAAGCGACGCTGAACGCTGGCGTAGATATTCCTGCGGTGGGTCGTTTCGCTCAACTATCCGGTGGCACTTACACGACGTACTCGTCTGGTGATATTCAGTACGGTGTCCACACATTTACTGCGTCTGGGACTCTGACAGTCGCGTCTAGCGGTGTCGTAGATGTTCTCGTCGTTGGCGGTGGTGGCCCCGGTGGTAGTTCGTATTTTTACGGCGGCGGTGGAGGTGGAGCCGGAGGCGTTATTGAGGTCGGCTCACACTTTCTTGAACCGGGATCAGTCACGATTACGGTTGGAGCCGGTGGAGCAGCACACACAGTTTCAGGAACTACAAGCCGCATAGGGGATCTTTTCGCTTTCGGTGGTGGCGTAGGTGGAGCGTGGGATGGTAACGCTCCGTTTGAGGGCTACATGCCCGGTCTGCATGGCGGTTCTGGTGGTGGTGGAAACACTCAAACGAATGACTCTAGGACTCCCGGCCCTGGTATTCCAGGCCAAGGAAACTCAGGCGGTACTGCCGTAAGTTCTACTAGCGCGGGTCAAGGCGCAGGCGGTGGAGGTGGAGCCGGTGCTGTCGGTGCAGACGGCAGCAGCACCACAGGCGGTGACGGTGGAGCGGGGCAATCTTCTTCGCTGCAAACAGGCAGCGCACAAACGTATGGTGGCGGTGGTGGAGGCTACGCCACGAATCCCGGCTCAGGCGGTACAGGTGGTGGCGGTGCTGGCGCGACACCCGGTGCTGGCGCGACAGGCGTTTCTGGAACCGCTAACACGGGCGGTGGAGGTGGTGGGGCTTACACCTCTTCGGGAACCCCTACCGGCGGTACAGGTGGCTCAGGGATCGTCGTGGTACGCACGATCATCGGTGGCTCTGCTGCGGGTTTCGTAGCGTCAGGTGGCACGGAAACCACTTACACGGGTGACGGATCGAACGGTGTCGCTGGTCAGTCGTACCGGGTTCACTCGTTTACTTCTAGCGGGACTTTGACTGTTAGTGCCGCTGGGTTCGTGGATTGTCTCGTCGTGGGCGCAGGGGGTGGCGGTGGCTCATCGTCTTATGAAGGCGGCGGCGGCGCTGGGCAACACCTAGAGTTCTCATCGCAGTATCTTGCCGCTGGCTCACAGACAATCACAGTCGGCGCTGGTGGGGCGGCGCGTACTCCCGGCAGTACCTCTGCACTAGGAACTTTTATTGCTTCGGGCGGTGGTGCAGGGTCACCAAACTCGGCTATGGCTACTCGCGGCATTGGAGGCGATGGGGCCAACGGCGGTGGCGGTGGTGACGTTACGCAGGCCGGTGGAAAGTCTGTGTCTGGCGGCTTCGATGGGGGCGACGGTGCTGGCGGTGCTGGTGGCGGCGGGGGTGGTTCCTCTGCCGTTGGAGCAGACGGAACGAGTAACACCGGCGGTGACGGTGGGGCTGGAACCGCGTCCTCTATTACGGGCAGTTCGGTCACTCGCTGCGGTGGAGGCGGTGGAGCCGGTGGGGTAACTCAAGGTTCCGGCGGCGCAGGCGGTGGCGGTGACAGCGTTGTCAGCGGCACGGGTAATGACGGAACTGCCAATACAGGTGGTGGCGGCGGTGCTTACAGCGGCTCCGGTGGCAGCGGAATCGTAATCATCAGGTACGCAATCTAGGAAGAGGAAAGTAATGTCACACTCAGAAAACGCTCACGCGGCTCGCGTTGAGGACGGGATCGTGCGGGAAGTAATCGTGATCCCGTACTGCAACGATAACGACAGCGAGATCACGGCCTACTGCAACGGGATTGGCTTACCGGGTACTTGGTTGGATACCTCGTACTTGGGTGCTCGCCGTGGTCGGTACGCAGGTATTGGTTTCACTTACGACGCGGCAGCGGATGAGTTCGTCGCTCCCGTCGTTGAAGAGGTTGAAGAAACCCCATGATAGATAAGTTGATGTCTCGTGAGGGACGCAAGTGGCTGTACGGGATCGCTCTGGCTGTTGTCCCGCTGCTGGTCGCTTACGGTGTGATTAGTGAGGCTAGTGCGCCTTTGTGGATCGCTGCTATTGCTGCGGTTCTTGCGCCTACGCTCGCTCTCACGCACTTGACTCCTGACCTCCCGCCTTCTGGCGAGGAGCCTGAAGAGCGTTGAGTCGTGGATATCACCGACTACATGGTCGTGGAGTGGCTTATTGGCGTTTCAGCGATAGTTGTTGCGCTGCTGGTCGTAATTAAGTTTGGTTACACCACGTATAAAGCCATTCACCGTATTGACCAGATGCTCGGTGTTGACCGTCAGGGCCGCACGATTAGTGACCGGCTTGAGCGTGTCGAATATCAGTTGTTCCCGAATGGTGGCACTAGCCTCGCTGACCGCGTGAATCAGATCGCTTTCGATCAGCGTGCGATTGAGGGCCAGATGAAGGCTGTGAAGGACATTGTTGGGACGACTTGGGAGGATCGGTGAGCGCGTTTCAGCGCAGGTTGAAGAAGTCGTGTGTGAAGTGGCTGGGCGCTGAGAATGTCACGTTCGTTGATGGGTGGACTAAGCGTCATAATGGTCGCTGGCGGTACGGCAAGGGCAATAACCCGGTCATGGCTATCGCGCATCACACGGCTGGTGGGGACTCAAAGGACCCGAACGGGAACCCAGGGGTGGTTCAGTATGTCATCCACCGAAGCACAAGAGTTCCTTACGCTAATGCGGTGATTGACAGCGACGGTCATACGTACATTTGTTCCTGCGGCCCTGTGTGGCACGCCGGTCGTGGCTCGTTCAAGGGCAGCCGCTGGGGTCGTTGGGGTATCCCCGACAACATGGCGAATTGGGGGACCTGGGGAACAGAGGTAGTCAGTAAGGGCTTGAAGAAGGATTTTAGCCTTGCTGAGAGGAAAGCGTTGCGGCGTTTGCATTGTGCTGTTCGTGAGGCCGCTAAGTGGGAGGGCACTAAGTATAGGCTCGCCAATCATAAAGACTGGACTAGCCGGAAAATAGACACTCAATACTCGTGGGAATGGTTATTAAGTGGTGCTCGCAGAGTATGGTCTAAAGGACCGTAACCATTACGAGAGGTAAGAGGTATGAGTCTTGCCGACCGATTTGCTGACTACAAACGGCCTTCCCCCGGCGTAGGGTGCGTAACTTGCAAGTTCCTAACTACTTTGCCTGAGTCAGAATCCAAAGCCTTGCAGAGTGCCTTGGAGGACAAGACTGTTAGTGCTTTGGGCATTAGTCAGATTATGAAGTCTGAGGGCTTAAAGGTCGGGGAAACCTCGGTGCGCCGCCACCGGAGGGTGTGTATGGCTGATGAGTCTTAAAGATAAGTTCAGCGAGGAGGGCTTAGCGCAGCAGCAGGAGATTGAGGATTTACGGGCTGCCCTGGTCAGGACTCAGAGGGATTTGAAGAAGGCTAAGGCTAAGACGGATCATTTGGTTGAGGCCACTATTGAGGCGGCCCGTGACGCTGTTTTATCCCACCCCCTACCCAAATCACCCAAGGTGGCTAAAAGCCGCTCTAAGGCCGGTTCTGAGGTCGCATTATGGCATTTGACGGACTGGCAGGGCGCGAAACTCACGCCTTCCTACAACTCTCAGGTTATGCACAAGCGCGTCCACAGGTTTGTGGATAAAGCCACCAAGATCACAGAGGTACAGCGTAAGCATCATCCGGTAGATGAGGTCGTTATTTTGTTCGGTGGAGACATGATTGAGGGGTTGTTTAACTTCCCGACTCAGCCATACGAGATTGACGCGACCTTGTTTGAGCAGTTCGTGACTGTCTCTAACCTTATCGTTGAGGTTATTCACAGGGCTATGGCAATATACCCAAAAGTTACTGTCATCGGTGAGTGGGGAAATCACGGGCGGCTCGGCAGCAGGCGTGACGCTGTACCCAGGTCAGATAACGCTGACCGGATGACTTACGAGTTGGCTCGCCAAATACTGAAGTCCAGCGGAGCGAACGTCATCTGGGAGGATTCCGGTGAAGATATACAGCGGGTTGAGGTCGGCGCTTACAGGGCGCTACTTATACACGGAGACGAGATTGGACGCAGCGGCTTTGCGTCAACGAACACGATCACGAACCACGTCAACCGGTGGAGAAGCGGGTCGTACCCGTGGGACTTCAGAGACGTATATGTTGGGCACTACCACACGCACTACCAATCAAGCCTCGCAGACGGAGCAGGAGCAATCTATGGGACCGGATCAACAGAGTCAGACAACCGGTACGCCGCAGTCGGATTGGCTTCATCCGCAGTCCCTTCGCAGCGTCTCCACTTCATCAACCCACGAGAAGGAAGAGTCTCGTCGCAGTATCAGGTCTGGCTTGATGACTGACCCGACAATCGCCGTTGACGCTCTGCGCCTGGTAGATGAGGACCGGAACGAGCAGTATGGCGACTACGACGAGAACCTGTCCCGTATCGCTGAAATGTGGAGCGGCTTCCTCGGTGTGGACATAAACGCTATGGACGTTGCTTTGATGATGGTGCTGGTGAAGATAAGCCGCAGCAAGGCGGGGTACGCCAGGGATAACGCTGTGGACGGCGTAGCGTATTTTCTCATGCACGACGCATTAGCGAGATATGATGCCGACTAACACGAGGAGCCTGATCTGTCGGCTTCAGTACGGTGACTTAACGGTGACTCTGACCGCTGAAGGAGCGTCGTGGAACCCTGACGTAGCGGACGACCTCATCAAGCGGGTCGGTGTCTTGTGGAAAGAGTCCCTAGTGTCAATGCTAGAAACTAATACCTGGCAGGCCGTGGACCCCGACTACGACGAAGATGCGGATTAGCGTGCCTCATCCGTATCCGCTGCTGGACCGTAGCCCCACCCCACACACCAAGTAGTTCAGGCCTCTGCACCGCGTAACTCAAACATTCTGCCTTCACCGGACATTTTTCACAGATAGCCAATGCTGGCCTGTTGTTATGCCCATGCTCAGGGAAAAACAACTCAGGATCAACCTGACTACAAAGCGCATACTCCGCGAACTCCATTGTCTCATCCATGATGTCTATATGTGAGCGTAACAGCCGCACTTACACGCATCGCTCTTGTGCATGTGACCACACGATACGCAAGGTTCCGGCTGGTCAATAACGCTTGACGTACCTGCCATAGCCTGCGCGGGTTGGCCCTGTCCCAAGGTTGGGACACCTGGGGTTACGCACTCGCTGTCGGTCCAGGTGTATTCGATTACGTGGTCGTTTGGGTGTCCTGCTGGGTGGGTGCAGCGGCCCTGTGGCCCGTAGGCCCAGCATTGCTTGATTTCCTGCGTCATGGGTTCTCCTTTATTGCGACAGGCCGGGAGAGTGAAAGGAGTAAAGGCTCTCCCGACCTGCCTCATCCCGCATAAGGTGGGTTACGCGGGGGCTTACCGGCCACGTAGTTTGCGAACGTCCATCCGCATGTAGCCCTGCTTTTGGAAGGACTCTACAACCGTTGGCTGTACTTCTGTCCAGCGAACTTGATGTGTCCCTGTGCTGCCGCTGACACCGGCTAGGTGTACTTGGGCTGACTTCTTGAGCGAGGAGCCTTCTTTCTCCATTTCGCGTCCCCGCACGTATGCGTCCACAGCGTTTATGAGTTCTGGGTCGCTAATGATGTCGCTTTCCTCGTCAGGTAAGGAGCCACGGCATACGGTGAAGAACTCACATATCCGTTCACAGACGGGGGATGCAATATCGCGGCTTGCATCCTCCTTGTTTTTGACAGCGTAGATAACATCCTCTACCCACATGTCAATCTCTGCTGTCAGGGTGTTATCCATTTCTTCTGATAGGAGCAGCGGCTCCGGCTCCTTACCTGAACGATCCATGTAGAGGTTGCCGACGATGATTGGCTTGGTTGAGTCCAGCAGCCCCTTTTCGATGAGCCCTAGCGCGTACAGGTGACGCTGATACTTGTGTTGCAGGGACACGCCTTGGTTCCGCACGTAGGAGAGCCCGTCTACGGTCTTGATGTCAATGACAGTGTTGTCTGACGGGATAACGATGTCGGGGTGTCCCTTGATCTTCGCGCCGGATGGGAGCGTCGCAGTCACTTCTATCTCGTCAATGCTGCCTACAAGCCAGCCAGGGTGACTGAGTTTGATCGCTCGCTCCACGTAGTTGTGGACGGCTGTGCCTACTGCGGCTGACCACTTGGGCGGGTCGTCGGTGGGTTGTACTGCCGTGGTCATTAGTACGGCTTTCTGTCGGCAGAAACCGATGTCTGACGGCCCTAGGATGCCGTCGCGTGCTTGCTGGCTGCGGGGGGATTGTGACTCCCACGCGCTCAGGCTCTCAACGATTTTCGTTGCAATATCCACTTGGTTCTCCTTTTGTCATTTGTGTGTGCCCCGTGTTCGCTGGAGCCGGGGCCACGCTCCGTCCAAATCCACCGGCCATGTCAAGCGGTGGGTGCGTCTCCCTGTCCCAATGTTGGGACACGGAGGGTCTTTTTCACTACATCGTTCAGGTCGCCGTTGTTGTACAGCGACAGGCCGAACTGTGTGCCGAGGTTGATAGCGGCTCTCTTAAGCGCATCGCTTTCACCGGTCTTGACTGCCATGTCGTGTGCCTCGCCGCGCTGGGGCAGCGTGGACGAGCCGACTGCGGCTTCGGTGTACATAGCGCCGTCCACGGTGAGAGTGCCGATGACTTTGTAGCCGACGTTCCACTTACCGTCCTTCTCTTGCTCAAAGACTTGATCGGCTGTGCTGACATGCCACGACCATCCACCGAACCCGAATATGCGGATGAGGTGGGCTTTGACATCCCATGCTTCTAGGTAGGACAGGCTGCGTCCTGCTTGGTTCCGCTTTGCTACGCGGCTTGGGTTGAGCGGCTTTAGTAACTGCTCGTACTGCTCATTCGTAAGGTTATACACAGTTGTCTCCTTTACAACTCGTTACCCCAATGGTATACCCTATCGGTATGTATGTCAAATACCGCGACCTGGAACAAATGGCACTTGACCTTTTCTACGCTTTAGAACAAATCCCTGACAGTAAAGAACGCATGACTCATGCCGCTGATCTTCTTATCTTGATACGGCAACGCCTTACCGATATTAGGAACGAGGCTGCTTACGCCGCTCGTGATGGAGTCACGACAACGAGTCTGCAAGAGTCCACCGGTAAAGACCGATCCAGCATTGAGTCTTGGTCACGAACCTGGGCCGATAAGAAAGGCTTTCCCCTCCGCAGGAACAGGATCAACCGTCCTTGGGATGTTGGCTTCAGGAACCTGACCGGAGAGTGAGCAACCGCTTGTCACCCTCCGGTCAGGCGTGTTGATGAGGAGACGTTTGCGAGCGTACCATCGGCGTTCAGGGTTTTCCATCCATCCCACATCAGTACGGGTGTTTTCTCACTAGCGTCGTATTGTCGGACTAGCCAGCCATTCTGGTACGCCTTCCACCGTTCGCTCTCAATCTTCGCGTGACACTTCAGGTGGACGTACAGGCCGTTAGCCGCTGACCGCGACTCAAGGTCTTTCGTCCCTCCCATCCCGCGTGGCTTCCGGTGATGTATCTGACCGGCTTCACGGATCGCAGTACCGCACAACTCGCAACGGTGCTTCGCCCGATCCTGTATCAAGTGACGGGTCTTACCTGTGAACTTCATCGGTATCCCGCCCATCGGAGGAGTTGCACCAGCATCCAGAATGGGAGCGTCGCGTACTGCTCGTCGGCTTCCGTTTCCCCTTTTTTCTTGTGGATGACCGCACCAAGTCCTCCACCATTCGCGTGTCGCTCTCGGTCCAATTCAGCGACCCATCCCGCGAGGGCGAGCGCCTTGTGGTTTTTGCACTCAAAGGTGAAGGCTCCCAGGTCAGGGTGACTGACACCGTGTATGTCCCCCCTGTCGTCGCTCCATCCGGCACGGGTACGTTCAGCGTCATCGAATCCTGCTGCTTTGAGCCCTTTTTTGATGAGTCGTTCATATGCTGATCCTTTCACTTTCTGTGGGTTGGTCATTAGAAGTATCTGCCGCAGTCTTGTTGCCCACAGCGATACAGGTACTTGTTTGTTGGGTAGCCACGGAACCCGCAATGAGGGCAGAACTTGTATTGCATCTCACGCGGTAGCGGCTTTGGCTTGAAATCGCTAGGTGTTATGTACTCAGCCAATGCAGTTACTCCCTGGGTAGTACCAATGCTTAGCGCCCTTGCCGTTCTGCCAAGCAACGTAGAAGGCTGCGTCCTGCCAATACCGGCTCCACTTGTGGATCGGCTTCTTTCGGAGAGCCTTCACTTCCTTCTTCCGATCTTTATGCTCTGGCATGAGCATATGCGTTAGCGACACGCGCCACTTGCTATCAAGGAACTGATACGCGCCTCTCGCTGACGAACTCTTGTTCGCCGCACGATAGTCAAAGCGGGACTCGCGCTTCATAATGCACTTGCGGTTACGCTCCCACTTCTTGTCGTACCACTTGCCTTGATACAACGACGGCTCAAAGCCACGCATGTCTTGTGCGTCTGGCATGTCCGCTGGATGGGTGTAGCCAGGTGACAACGCCAGCACTCCACTAAGCACGACTGCTGCGATCATCGCTCGTCCTCCGGTATGTAGATACTCACGATCCGCTGCATACCTGCTGCACCGGAACGGGTCTTAGGCACATCATCGGCAATCCACACTACCGATATAACACCGTCCTCGCGGAGTTCACCGCACCGTTTACTGTACTCAGAGGTCAGCGAAATACACGCAGCCTCCGCTGCCTGCTCGTCTGTCAGATCATTTGGGTACGCCTCCCTGAAGGCATTGAGCAAGTGATACTTCTGCGTCCCTGATCTATACGCTACTTTTTCTGCGGCGGCGACGCTTGTTGCCCAATCGTTCGTCTTGTGCCGCCCTTTCCGCGGATCGAACAGACTCGGCTGTTGCATGTTCTCCATGTTGCTTCTCCCTTTCTTCTTCACCAACACAATCACATTCACACCACCAGATTTGTCCGATGGGTCCAACTACGTACGGTTTACAAGAGTCGTGGTGGGCGGTACAACACCACCCGCAACGTCTCATCGGTTGTCCTCACGCCATGACTCAAACGCCATGTCGTCAGCGATGTCCTGCCACGCTTGCTCTTGATCTTGCTTCCAAAGGACCAAGCATGGGCACGGATACTCGTCTGTGTTCCACGACTCGTGAAAGTCGCAATACTGTTCTGTTGTCTGGTACATGACTCCCCTTCTGTCCCAACCTTGGGACACCTACTTGTCATACCGATCTGAGTACAGGACCTCCCACTCGTCCGCATACACGGGAACCCAAGGCAACGCCGGTCCCTGCTTTACAGCGACGGGGAACTCCCTGTCGGTAGCGCGGTCACCGCGCCATGCTGTGAACCGCATGAGCCGTGGCCCATCGGTTTGTAGCGGCATCATGCCGTAGCCAAAGTCAGGCCACCGCAGCCAATACGACGATCCCTCTGGGCGCATGTTGTTGCGGTCGTTCATGGTCCCGTGACCGGCGTGGTGTTCGATGATGACGCTGCACTCCAACTCTGAACGTATCTTGTCCACGACACCTTGGATCGCACGGACAGCCCTGTGCGTCTCATCGGTGACATCTGTGAGTTTGTACGCCGTGCCCATGTACAGGACGTCTGGTGCGTAGTGCATGATCCTGCGGATCACATCGGACTTGTCTCGTGTCTCCAGCAGGTTCACGACGCGGCGTTTCATGGACCGCCACTCCGGTTGCACATCAGGAGCGATATCCCTGAGTGTCGGCACGATCTTGTCCAGGTTGTTCTTCGCTTGGAACTCGTTGTTCTCCACGTCAAGGAACAACACCCGCTTAGGCTCGTACCTGTCCGTCGTGAACGTATCCACTCCGAACGCTGCACCGGTGAGCATCTGGTACACGAACACGCTCTTGCCGCCGCCCTCCTTGCCGGTCAGGACGAGACGCTCGTTCTTGCGGAGCATCTTCGGAATGGTGAACGTGTCCTCCGGTGCTTCCAGGCCCATGATGTCGGCAAGCGTCCAGGTGTCATCTTCGATGTTCCCTGGTTGCGGCATGGACTCAAGTGCTGCCCTGACTTCCATAGCGATGTCGTCGGGCATGGACTCGTTTGAGTTGAGTCGGCTCAAGCCACGAGTCAGAACCTCAACGGCGTACCGTTTGGCTGACTCCTGCCTGACCTTCTCCGCGTAATACTTCGGGCTGGCTGTGAAGCCACCGGTCATTATCTGCGCCACGAACACATGGGAAGGGCTACCAAGGCGTAACGCCTCGTCGTAGCAATATTGGCTCAGGTCCGCTGGGTCTTGCTCCAGCAAGCCACGCTCAATGATTTCGGCTAGTCGCTGCCGGTCACCAGGATCAAAGTCCTCAACACCGACAAGACTGAACACTTCCTTGGCCCCGCCCCACATCGCTGTGTACAGAGCACCGTCTTGTGCTTCCATCATCCCATCCTCATGTTCATCGCTGAGCAGTAATGCTTCTGTTTCGTTGATCGGCAGTATGGACACTTATAGGTTCTTGATGGTTCTTGACGGTTCTTAGGCAGAGGATTTCCTCCCCTACGGTCGTCCAGTTCCTCCCCTACGGCTTCTGTGTGCCGCACCGGAACTGAGTTCCCCTGTAAGAGTTTGTACCGATTTGTGTGTATTCCATCGGACTCAATAAGCACTTCCAAGTACCCATCATCTTTCATGCGTTGTATGCCTTCACGCACATAACGGACGGTGCAACGGGCCTTGCGGGATAGTGATGCTTGGCTAGGCCAACAGACACCATCATCGTTAGCGTAATCGGCTAAGGCCAAGTGCATGAGTAGAACCTTGCCGTCGTATGGGGACTTATCCCACACCCACGACATGACTTTGATACTCAACTGATACCTCCTCGTGTTGAGGAGATAGACACAGGCAGATACAATCTGATCTACCAGCGGCTATCTCGCTGGGCTACTCCCCCAGGTGGTCGCCAATCTCCCACCTGGGGGAACTACTTTATTCGGACTCTCCGTTTAATGCAAGGAACGCTTTAGCATCGGCGATATCACGTTGCCGTTTCATCTCGCCTGTGAGCCGTCTTTTTACCCAGATGCCACGCTCAGCGTAGACAGCACTCTTAAGAGCGTAGAAATCTTCAGGGTACATGTTTACTAAACGCTTCACGGCTTCTGTCCGTGCTGCGGTTATTTCTTTTTTGCGATCCATCGAACATGCTCCTTTCCGCGCCGTGACGTACATGCCACAACCGGCGCGAGTTGGCTGTCCCAACCTTGGGACACTAGAACGGTACGTCCTCTAGTTGCTCTGCACCGAGAGACGCTTTGACATCATCAACGCTCATGGACGATGACGAGCCTGAGCCGTAGTGCTTCCACCGCAGGCTCATTCCAACGGTTTCAGCGGTGATCTGGTACGAGGTGCGCTTCTGTCCCTCGTGCTCCCACTCACGCATGGCTAGACGACCGGTGACGGTAATGCTGTCCCCTGCGGCGAGGTTCTGCTCTGTCAGGTTGGTCGCTAGATGATCGAAAGCGATGATGTCAATGAATGTGGAGTCACCGTCGGTGTATTCACCGTTGGCCCCACGCTTACGGCTTTTGGCTACGCCGCGTATCTTGATCCATGCTTTGCCGCTGTTGCTGAACCGCAGTTCAGGGTTACCAACGACACCAAACTCTCCTGCTACGGAAGGTAAAGGCATTTTATTGCTCCTCAGTTGTGATACTTGGTTAATAGTTGTGTGAATGTCCGTAGGTTGCAGCCGACGACAGCCTCATCAACAGAGTTGATGTAAGCGTCGTACCGAACAACGAACGGTATTCCTGTTACTTCATTTGTTGCAGCGACCTTCTCACCGAAACGCCACCATTTAGCGTCGGTAACAACGTCAATGCTGTACGGGCTTGGGGCTTCGATGGTGCTTGTGATGCCCTCAAACCGCAGGAAAGGTATCCCTGCATGGCCTGTGATGTAACGAGCGACCTTCTTTCCCTTGTCGCTACGCTTCACGGCCACCGATCCATCGGATGTAAACGTCGCACCGGTTACCAGACTTGCGTGTGGTTACTTCCCAATGCTCTTCCATGTAACGGCGGGGGTCACCGCACCCGTCGGGAATGAATGACGGGTACTTGCCCTGCCGTAAATGCGTGGCTACTCCTGGCGAGTATGTGCCAGCGAGTCCCCACTCTTCGGGGTTGGCTTTGAGTTCTTGTACGACATTCTCCCAATGTGGTGACCGCTGCCGCCATTTCTTCTGGGGCGGGTCTATGAACTGCATGTGTCTCCTAACTTGTCCCAACATTGGGACGGCTTGGTATTGTGGAACCCTATCACAGAATGGGGTGGAACGAACTGTGTTCCATAATGTGAAACCCTCCCCCCCCTGGTCCACACACAAGGGGGGGAGGGCAGTCACTACCGGACTATCTCAGTCTCAACGTCCTCAAAGCAGTCGTTACGAGCCTGATCGGTGAGAACATCGTCAGAGTCAAAGTACGAGTCGGGGTCATCTTCCAACATGTCCCGAGCATCGTCCTCTGTGCGAGCCTTCACGACAACGCTGTGGTACGCGGTCATCGTGCCCGTCGTGCGAACATCGAAATGAAACTCTTGCTCACGGTAAAGTAGCCGAAACTCCGGCTCGTGGTTGAACATAAGGTCGTTCACCTTGTCGGCAACTGTTTCGTATGCGTCGCAGTAGCCCTCGTCCGTCACGACATCAACAATCTTTTCTTTGAAAGTATCCAGGCTGACTGCCTGCTGACGAATAAGACTACGCTGATGGTGGTAGCGAGCCTCCCACGCTGACACCGTGCGAATGTATTTCGCGGCTGCCTGATCGGGGTGGACAACGAGGTCACGCGGCTTGAAGAACTTGGCGCGACCGTATGAGTCGAAACTGTGGTTGAGGATTTCGACCCAGACTTCTGACTTGTCGCTGTTGTAAGAGTCAATGACTCCGATCATGCCCTTCCAGAACTCGGCGTGGTCTTTGCCTTCTAGTGCGGTGTCTGTGAAGGTGACGTATGTGCCGACCTCCATAGCGGGGATTGGTTGTGCGGTTGTCGCTGTGGTTTCGGTTGTCTCCGTCATGCTGTTACTCGCTTTCTGTCTCGTGTCCCAAGGTTGGGACATCTTCTGTGTAGAACACGTAGACGATGTTTTCGTCTGCGGCCTGTTGCTTTTTGTTGATACGTGTAGTGATGTCGTAGATACCCTCGGTCAAGGCTATCTCCCTTCTGTGTTGTTCCAACTATACACTATCTATGTTGTTATGTAAATAGGCTAACCTCCATCTATGAACAGAGCGCAACTTGCACGCTTCCAACGGCAGATCAAGCACAGCGATAGCGGCTGTTGGCTGTGGCAAGGGTCAGGAACCAAGGACGGTTACGGACACTTCCAGCCAGCCCCAGGCGAGCCTCGCCACATGGCGCACAAGTGGTCATACATGGCCCACAAGGGTCCGATAGCGGACGGCTTGCAGATAGACCACAAGTGCCACACCGACGACACCGACTGTCCAGGCGGGGCAGACTGCCCCCACCGTAGGTGCGTCAATCCCGCACACCTAGAGGCGGTTACCGCGAGCGAGAACACCAAGAGACAACGGCATTACGGTCGCAGCAGGACAGCCTGCCCCAAGGGACACCCCTATGAGGGAGACAACCTCATCATGGGGTCGGATGGGAAGCGTCGGTGTAGAGAGTGCGATCGTGCTCGGAAGCGTAATCGTACTGCTCCTTCAGAACCCGAACCGCATCAACCGCAACAGCAATAGCGAACTCAAACTCATTGCGGTAATCGTTGCGGTTCAGGTGCTTCGGTGGTGCAAGCCACGCGCAGGCCCGTATCTCTCGCATTGACTCGTAGAAAGCGTCATGGGCTCCTGCGTAATACTGCTCCAATATCTTCGGGTCTTGTGTGGGTAACTCAGTCATGCTGTCTCCTTATCTCGTTTCTTCAGCCAGCCGATCCATTCGGCGTGGCAGTCCTCGCACAAATCCCACTCGTATTGGATAAGTGCCTTGCAATCACGGCAGCGGCTCACGGCGTATGCCATTCCGCGTGATCGTTAGTTGTCGCACCGCACTCGGTACACACGAGCAAAAAACACTCGTGATAACCGTCAGCGACACACTCCGCGCAGTCCAGCCAGCGGGACATGGCCCCACAGCATTGACTCGGAATGACTTCTCCTGTGGAAAGTTCTCCGTGGTACATGGTCAGTTCCTCCTTTGTCCCAACATTGGGACGGCTCGTAGTTATCAGTTAGCCAGCGCGGGTTAGTAGTCGCTGGTGTCGTAGTAGGGGTCGTAGTCGGGGTTAGAGAACTTCTTGTAGTAGTCGTCGGCAGTCAGGCCGGTGTCCTCGCACGGGTCGCTATTGGTGTGACCACAACACGGGTAGTCCTCGCAGTACCCACCGATGGTGTCTTTGGGTAGCCCACCGACGATGATTGCTGCTAGTTCGTCAAGGTTGCCCCAATAGCATTGGTCCAGGTACTCAGCCCACTTTTCGACTTCAGCCATTACTCGTCACCTCCGTAGTACCCGTAGTCCTCGTCAGTACCCCAACCGGCACTAGCGAGCGTGTCAGCGTCAGCCTCAACATCGCTGAGTTCGTGTCCCAAGGTTGGGACATCTTCATCTTCACAATCGCATGGCTCGTCGCACCCAAGGCAGTCACAATGACCGTTGGGGCAGCAACCGTCGCAATAGCAACTTTCGTCTAGCGGAAAGTTGAGGTGGTTTTCTTCCTCTTGACTGTGCAGAAATAAAGGCATGTCACCCTTCTTCCATTAAATACATGGGAGCCTCGTTCTCGTCAAAGAGAGCACCCTCATACCAACCGTAACCGTGGCTTACGCAGACAGGACGATAAATGAAACAGCCTGTGCTATCAGTATCTTGCTGGGGTACGAGAGCGTGCGCTTCGTTAGGCTCGCCCCATTCGGATAAACAATAGGTGCAGGGAACCTGTGTCACGACTCACTCCTTTACGTGCGTGAGGTCATGTATGCACGACTCCCACGCAGCGTCCCAATAGCCGCGAGCGAGGTCATCGAACACATCGCGTGAGTGGTAG